GCCACGTCGGTTTATAGAAAAGCAGATGGAGATATTCAGATTATTGACACACAGATTGAAAGCTATGGTCTTATCAATGTGGTTTCCAAAAGTGATAAACCTTTCTCATTCTTCGGCGCCAAGATAGTCCCTAAATCTCGTGATTGGAAGAATGGGGATTGTGGTACAGTATTAATTGATAGATCGACTAAGGATCCTAAGATTATAGGGTTTCATATTTATGGTAGATACATCAATGATGTTTTGAATCAAGGCGTTTCGGTTGTTATAACTCAAGAAGATATTGATGCTTATTTGGAAAAATACAAATCCGATGTTATGAGAGCACATTGCATTTCTGATGTCCCTTCTAGTATTAATGGTAAGAACTTATTTATCTCTGATGTTAGGCCTCCACATAGTCCTAGCAACTTCGTTCCTGGTACTTATGAAGTCCTGGGTTATATACAAGGTTCTAACCATTATACCACTGATTTGAAGAAGACTAAATTGTATGACGCCGTGGTAGAAAAACATCCTTCCTTAACCTATGCACCTCCGGATTTTAAACATACTAGACCTTTTGATGATTTTCTTAGAGATTGTACTACTCAAAATCGATATTTGGATCATCGAATATTGGATAAGTGCGTCGAAGACTACGTAGCTCCGCTTGAGGATTTAGTTCGAAGGAATACGTATTACAAGAAATTTGTTAAACCTTTATCTAACACTGAGATAATTAATGGAGTTCCCGATGTGAGGTTCCTTGATCGAATGTGTACTAATTCGGCTATGGGCTTTCCTTATACGGGTAAACGAAGTAAGTTTTTGCATACCGTATCAAATGACAAGGGACGCATTATACAAGATTGGAATGATCAGAATATCTGGAAATCGTTCGAAGAATATCACGATGTATATAGATCTGGCGAAATATTGAGTCACCCTTTCAAGTCTTCTTTGAAAGATGAATTACGAAATATTAATAAACTCAAACCTCGCGTTTTTCAGGCTGCACCCTTATTTCTTCAACTCTTTATACGTAAATATTTCTTACCTTTAGCCGTATTATTGAGCTCCAATCCCTTGTTATCCGAATGTGCTGTTGGAATAAATCCTATGAGCAATTCTTGGGAAGAATTGATGTCATATGTCGAATCGTTTGGAACCGACACTTTATTTGCCGGTGACTATTCCAAGTGGGACACGACATATGAGAAAGAACTAGCTGACGCCACGTATAAAGTACTGCTACGATTGGCTCGTTCTTGTGGATATTCTGATGACGACTTGTTTATTATGGAAGGCATTTGTACGGATCTCAAAAATGTGGTATTATTACTATTTGGTACTATTTTTAGAGTAGTAGGACCTAATCCCTCTGGTCAGAACATGACCACTTACGTGAATAGTATTGGTAATTCCTTGAAAGTACGGTATATTACATTTGAGTTAAATCCTCTTCTTAAAGACTTTAGATCTCATGCTCACGTCACCACCTATGGTGATGATATTTTGCTTGGTGTAAAAAGAGATATAGGATTAAACTTCAATAGCTACAGGAATGGATTAGCTAAGTATAATATATCATTCACATTGCCGACAAAAGAAAAACTTAACACCTATCCCGATTTTTTGCCTCCAGACATGTTGGATTTTCTTAAGCGGAAATCCAACTATATAGATTTATTGGGTTTCAGGGTAGGTTCTCTTGAGTTGTCATCGATATGGAAGTCCCTGCTATATTACAATCCAAAATCTCCCATGTCCCAAGATGAGATTTTGAAATCAACAATAGAATCAGCCAGTTATGAACTGGCGGCTCATGGTAAAGAGGTGTATGATGAAGGTATTTCTTTTTTGAAAACACTCAGTGATCTCATACCATGCCATATCCCTATTTTATGTCTTTCGTTTGAAGACAAAATTAATAGGCTTAAGGATCTGGACACTCCTCTTCCGATTGATTACTCCTTACCTGAAGGTGCTTCGGAAGAAGAGGTATCACAAACGTTATCTATTATTCAGGAAATAGGTAGCAAATTAGGTTCTTCACTAGTACCGGGTGAAGATGCAATTAGGTACGACGATTTATATAATATGGGTGGTAATTCTGCTCTAGACAAACAATTCGAGACCGTGGTGGATTCCATCGGCGCGATAGGCAGCGATACGCCTATAGAAACATTTTACCCAATGGCTGGAGAGTCTACTAGCGATCCCGTTTCGAGTACTACTGCTATAGCTAGTTATAGTATTGGTGATGATGGGATGTCGCCTACTGAGGCCTCGACTTATGATTCTACGAAGTTCATTTCTGTGACACCAGATGTTACACTCGATGAATTTTTAGCCAGACCTGTATGGGTAACCAATCTTACTTGGGATTTTGGTGTACCAATGTTATACAATTTTAATCCAGTAGCTGCGTTTTTAAATGATGCAGCTGTGAAATTGAAATTGAACACGTATGCTTATATATCAGGTCGTGTGCATGTGAAGGCTATGGTAAACGGATCTGCTTTCCATTATGGCAAAGCTATTATGGCCTATGAACCATATGGCGTTGCTTCACGTGTTCCACATTATACCCAACTCACATGTCTACCCTATGTTTCTCTTTCCCCTAACGACGATTCTGGTGGTACATTGTCATTTGATATAATGCACCAACATAATTTCGTTGACATGACGGCTAGCAGAGGTAATATCGATAATGTAGCCCAAATATGGATCGATACTATTAATCAACTAGCCGCTGTGGGAGCGACAACCACACCTGTAACAGTTATGATACATGTGTGGATGACTAATGTTACATTAAGTATGGCTACCTCAAGTTCGTTTTATCCTCAGTCGGGTGAGATGGAGATGACTTCTAAAGAAGCTCCTAAGACTGATGTTCTTTCTCGTATTTATAAGATGCCTTATATCGGTAAATACGTCAAAGCCACCTCAGTAGCTTTGTCAGCAGGAGCTGAAATAGCTACTCTGTTTGGATATAGTAAGCCTTGTGTATATCATGATGACATTAGAGCTGTGCCATATTTCACTGGTAATATGACACATTTTAATGCATACGATAGTTCTACTAAGTTGTCGCTCGATCATAAGGCCGAGGTTTTCGTTGACAATACTGTCACAGGATCCCCAGATGCAGGTGAGATGGACTTAGTTAGTATAGCAAAGCGTGAAATGTTGATACAACCAATGACAGTTACAGGTTCGACATCTTATACCAGTTCGTTTTTCCAGATGAATGTTACTCCTAGTTTATCTGTTAATACTGGGGGTTATACTATATTATCTCCCATGGCTCATGTAGCCACCGCTTTTAGGCATTGGCGTGGGACTATGAAGATTCGTATAGAAATAGTTGCGTCACCATTCCACAGAGGCAAACTACGAGTGTGTTACGATCCTAGATCACGTATATTCAGCACAGCAAATTTTAACGCATTTAACAAATATTATAGTCACGTTATAGATTTGTCAGAATCCAGAGAGTATACGTTTTGTGTAGGATGGGGGTCTAATCGCAATTACTTATTTGCCCAAGATCCCATCACTTCTAATTTGGCGGTGGGTGGTAACGTCACACCTGAAAATATATACCATAATGGACACATTTCTTTACAACTCCTCACACCTTTGACCGCTGGTTTGACCACCTCTGCTGCCTTGTCTATATATGTAAATGTTTACGCTAGCATGTGTGATGATTTTGAGGTTGCACAACCTTGGGGACAGTGGTTACGAGACAAGGAAATGTACATAACACCTACGTCTATTCCTGTTGTACCCCTTAATGATGAGCCAGTAGAAACGATGGAACCTCATGCGTCAGTTACAATGGAACTTCCTAAGGCTGATAGAGATAATGAAGTAGATTTGTGTCTCAATAAAGTTCCTATGTACATAGATGATGGGAAATTGTCTGGTATACATCATGGTGAGAGAATACGTTCTCTCCGCCAATTACTAAAAAGGTATTGCTTTGTTGATTCTGTGCAGATAACGCGTCCTCAGAATGCTGGTAGCTCTATATTCCGCACTGCCATACAATCACCAAGCTTGCCTCTGTTTAGGAGGTATACTGTTTTTAATCCGAGTGTTCCTATAACTCCAACTGCTAAGTACCGTATGTCACGTAATACTTTTATTACGTGGTTTTTACCAGCATATGTTGGATTTAGGGGGGGCATGAGGTGGAAGTATGTCATTATGAAGGATTCTGATAAAGTAAACTACCATGACTGTTGGTTAAATTATCGGAATAGTGCTGACGATACTTTTATACAAAATTATGTTGGAATTTATGAACCTACAGATACTTTTGATCAGTGGTTTTATAATACTTCAACATACGCTACGCAATCTGAGAACGGTCAAACTATCGGAATTCCCACAAAGAATCCCGTCTTAGAGTTTGAGGTTCCCTATTATGGTGTTGAGAGATTTAAGAGAATAGAGTCTCTTGAATGGACTGACCCCATAATTTCTACACAAGCGCGTCCTACTCAGCATGCTTATTCTATATATTACTATGGAACGAGCGCAGCTACAGAGGACCGCATACCAATATCACG